TAAAGAATCTATTCTTAAAGATTTTGTAATAACCCATTTACCATCTGAAGCTTTTAAAACTGTATCGGATGTATTGAATATTTCGGCACTTGAGTTGTATAAAGTTCTAAACAAAAACTTATAAGAATTTTCTGTTCCTTTGGTGTTATATAATTCTTTTGATATTTTTAATAATTTTCTTTTATCTGTTAAAGCATCTTTTGGTATATAAGGAAGAAAATCATTAATAAAATAATCAACAAATTCATCTAGTGTGTGGTCAACATCGGAATAATTTAATAAATTCTTTGATGCATGTGTTACACCTTGGTCACTTGAAGTAACAATAGTGTTTGATGCATTTGCACTATGAATTGTTTCCATCCATTGATAATATGCTTCAACAAAAGAAACAAAATTTTGATAGTTCGAATCATCCTGAATAAATTCAGGAAGTTGTTTAACGATTTGTAGTGATGTTTTGTGATTATCTAAAATCATTTATTAGTTACTTGCTGTAATGTTTATTTCAATTGCTGATTGATCGGTATTGTCTAGTGTGATAATTTTATCTTTATTAGAAGAAACAATTGTTGAATTTGGTATTGCTTGTAGTGTTAATATACCTAAAGGATTATCAACCTGTGACGGATTAAAATCGATTAATGTAACCACACCAGTTTGATAATCTACTGTACCAGCATTAACATTTAAAATTGTTTTTACTCCTTCACTATAATAATATGTTCTTAGTGTTCCTCTGTTACCAGCTAAAACGGCCAAAGCTGAACACATTGTTCCATTACCATCAGCTGAAGTAATTTCAACTAAAGCCTGTGTGTAATCAATACCAGGATTGGTTATTGTAATGTTATTAACTTGACCATTCACAACAGTTGCTCTTGCTGTTGCACCTGTACCATCACCCACAATTGTTACTATTGGATTGGAAGTGTAACCAAATCCTGGATTAATAATAGTTATAGAATCTAAAAAAGTTGTTCCGGATGGTGTTTCTTCCAAATATGCAGTTCGAACAATGTTATTATTTTTTGTGTCAATTACTTGAAAAGTAGGACTAATACTAATACTTTTCGAAAAGATATCTTTTTTTAGTGCCGAATCAAAATTGAATGAATATGATGTTGTATTAAGTAAATTTGGTGAAAATCTTTTTTGTAATACTAATGATGAATCATTGGTTATAAATGATTGGTTGACAGATTGTATTGTGGTTATTAATGATGATAATTGAAATGTTGAATTAAATTTATTTAATGTGTTGGTTGCAAAATTCTGAATAGCATTAAACACTTGTGTTTCTAATTGATTAGAAGTCAATGCTGTTAATTTTGGATTATAATATATATTTGATATAATTTTTAAGTATGTGTAGTCAACATCTATAATTTTTGGTTTAATTGTTAATACAGAAATAGGTTTAATAATTCTTTCTTCAATAATATTTTTTTGCGTTTGTGTTAAAGTATATCCACCTTTTGGTTTTACGGCAATAAAAATAGTACCATAAACAGGAGGATTATTTTCTTCTCCACCCCAAACGTTAACAGCATCTACCGGAAAAACACCAGAATTATTCTGTATTAGATAGATGTAATCTTCTTTTGTAACGGCACGACCTTGAGCAGAGTATGATTTAGGTGCTGTGTATTTGATTGATTCAATGGTTTCTTTTTCGGAACCTTGAGTTGTAGAGGTGATAGGTAATATTGTGGTGTTTGAATAACCAGAAACAGCATCCATCAATACGAAATTGTTTGCACCTGCTGAACTTGTACCATTGGTCACAATATATGAAACCGTTACAATATTACCATCAGTAATTGATTTACCTAATATACCATCACCAAAATATATTTGATAGAAACCATTGATACCTTCTTGTAAAAAATACACACTTGATGTTGTATTTAAACTTAAATAATCTTCTGCTAAATTATAGATTTCATAGGCAGTATTTGAACCACTTTGTTGTACCGATACAGTCAGAGTTGTTGTGTCAACGTTTGTGTCGGGTAAATCAAATATAGCTGTTGGATTGGCCGCAGAATCATAGGTATAATTTAAGGTGATTGGTTCACCTTGTTTAATTGTTAAGTTTGAAAATGTAACTGAATTGGAAACAGTATTTGTATTTAATGTGGTTGAGTTAACTGTTACAAATTTATAATTCACGCCATCAATTGCTTCGGACATAAAAGAAGTAAATTTTGGTAGTGTTAACGAAGAATCAGTCACTTGATTAAAAGTGATATTAATGGTGGCTGATGGAGCTGATGCTGATTTTGGTGTATAGTTTAATAGTTTTGCATGAGAAACAACCGATGACCTTTGTAGTGCTGAATCCAAAAACATCTCATTAGCAACCATATTCAAGTAATAAGCATTATACTGTGTATTATAGGCAAGAATATCCAACAATGTAGAAAGTGCAGAACCTTCATAGTTGTAATCTTGTAATGTGTTTTGTGATTGCAGAAACTTTTTAAGATTAGTTTTAATTGTATTAAAATCTAAATCTGTAATCTGAATATTGGATTTATTTCCAGCCATTTTATCTATTTCTTTCTAGAAGTAATGTTACTGATGTTGGTAATGTAGCATTTTCAATGTAGAAACTAATTGTAATATCATAAGCATTTTTATCAGGATATGGTACAATGATTATTTCTTTTAACTTTGCTCTTTTTTCATAGTTTTTTATAACCAGTTCCACTTCTTTTTCTAAACTTGTTGCTGTTACCGGTGAAATTGGTTCAAATAGTATCGCATCAATGTTTGATCCAATGTCAGGATTAAAAGGTCTTTCATAATGTTTGGTCAACAGTAGATTACGGATTGAACGAATAACCGCCAAGTCATCGTAGCTAAGAGCGACATCACCAATTACCGGTTTTTTGGTAAATGTAAAGTCGATGTCTGAATATATCTTTGTTAGGTTTGCCATCTTTTATTTATTACGCTTCTAGGAGTAAATGCGCTTTTCGAAACTTTGAAAGCGCTGAAAAAAATTCTTGAGCCGGAACACAAAAATTCGAAATTTTGAGATTATGATATCCACACACAATTTTGATGAGTACCTGTGCTAACATAAGTAATTTTTATAACTCCTTTATTTCCTGGTTGTGGTGGAACCACAATAAATGATGGAGTGGGTGGACTTGCAAAACCTCCAGGTCTTTGCATTATTTCGCCTGCGCCACCAGCACCATAAATAAAAGATTGATTATTAGGATTTACTATAAATGTAGGATTGTCCGGTGCAACTCCAGGAAAACCTGGAAAAGTTGCAGGATTTTCTCCTGTTGGCCACCTACCGTTTATTGGTAAATTAAATGGATCTGTTTTAAATGATGGAGGAATTTGAAAAGACAAATCGTAATTACGGCTCATCCCTTGTCCATAATCAACTCTTGTTGTCAAAAATCCTGGCGGAACCTTCACATTATTGGTATTACTTGGATCTCCAAAAATTCCTCCTTGATGATTGACACCTTGAGGTGACTCAAATCCACTAATATAATCCATATTCCACGATCCTGCCCTACTTGACACAAAAATAATCGATTCTGCAGAACCAAAAAAAGTTGATCCACCACCACCACCATAATTAATTTTATTAAATCCTGTCGTACTGTAAATTGCAGTACGAACACCTTGTTCACCACCTCCGCCAACGCTTACTGGTATAACTTGTCCTGGAACCAAATTTACATTAGTAATTCTCGCATACGCACCTCCACCTCCACCTAAACCATAATTATAAAACCTATAGCCAAGTCTATTTGTTTGTGGTATGCTGTTGAAATCAAAAAAAGTATAAAGTTCATAAATTAAACTGATTCCTCCACCTCCACCTCCGCCTACAAGTTCTATTTTATTGGGAGCTTTTATATCCCAATCTGCTGGAACAGTCCAGTTTTGAGAACCAGCAGTGTCAATATATATTTCAGGCATATTAATTAAGAAGAAAATCCTAAAGTAATAACTAAAACAGCACTGGATGAACTTAAAGCATTGTTAGTTATACTAGCATACAAAGTTTCTCCTACAGCAACATTGAAATTCACATTTGGTACCCTAAAGCTATTACTCGTGTTGTTAACAGGAACAAATTGTAAATTTCCAATACTGCCACGACTATTAAAAATTGTTACTGTGGCAGTGCCAGAACCATTTACTATTGTTGCAGACATATAGCTAATTCGTAAGTTTCTTGGAGCATAATTTGTAAAATAATAAATGTTTGAAACATTAACACCTGTAATGTTTAGTGTTGCTGTTGTATCTGCAAACGGTCCTGTTGAACCAACGGGGCCTGTTGCACCTGTTGAACCTATTGGTCCTTGAATACCAGTTGCACCAGTAGAACCTTGTGGACCTGTTGCACCCACAGGACCAATTGGTCCTGTAGCACCGGTTGTTCCTGCACCCGTAGATCCAATTGGTCCGGTTGAACCCGTAGATCCAATTGGTCCAGTTGAACCCGTTGCACCTATCGGACCAATTGGGCCCGTAGCACCTCGGCCTAAACCGCTACTTGCAAGTTCACTTTGTTTTAATGGCATTTATTAAAATCCGTTCGTTGTTGGATTATAAAATACTTTACCGGTAACATCAGTTGTTTTTGTTATCGTTGGTGTGGAATAATTAAATGTTAACACATCACCACCACTATTCTCACCAAATTGTATTCTTATTGGATAATATATACCTGCTGTAAGAGAAGCAGTTCCATTTGCTTCAACAGTACCGTGTAACCCACCATTATTTACTGTTGCGTTTCCAGTTGTAAATCCAGACAAAGCATTTGAACCTACCCAAACATAAGAAGCATCATCACTTGATGTAAAAAATGTATATGTTTCTGTTGTGTTTGGTAAAAAATAACCTAACCATTGAACACTAAAACTACTTCCATCATCACTACTTGGTTCTGAAATTGCGGTAGTTTGAACTGATGTTGCTGGGTTAGCGCCAAAAGTTGTTGGTGTAGCTGTTGCAAAAAAACTAACATTATCAGCAAAGTATCCCGAATATGTGGTTTTAAATAAACCAGCAAGATAATTATTCAACTTTACATTGTTTATACTATTCATCAAAATTGATTGAATACTAGGCATCAAATAACTCCTGTTCCATTAATGTACCACGTATTTGCAGCAGTCATAATCATTGTTGCCATTCCATATGTTGTCACATTTCTTGAAATTGATGTGGTGTTACCTGCAAGATACAAAGATACACTATTGTTTGGTATAATGTTTACATTTGATGATGTGTTAGAAATAATGGTAATTGTTGTACCGTTAGCATATGTTGTATTTGATGTCCACGGAATATACAAATTCACCGAAGTTTTTAGTCCGCTATAATACAAATGTTTTCCTGAATCAGAATTTTGTAAAGTGTAATCAACCGATTGTCTATTTTGTGGTATTATCATAGCAGCATTGGCTGTATCAAAAGCTGCCTGTGCTTTCGTGTCGGTAGTAGTGATGTTAGTATTCTGTGTATCATCAACACCTTGAGTATAAATTGTATTTGCTGAAGCAGAATTAGCTCTGTCAAAAGCATCAGAATAATATATTGATAATCCTGTTGCACCAGTATTTCCTGTTACACCTGTTGCACCATCTGAACCAGTTGCACCAATTGGTCCTGTAGCACCAGTATTACCTGTTGGGCCTTGTGGTCCGGTTGCACCAGTTGTTCCAATCGGTCCTGTATCGCCGGTATTACCTGTTACGCCTGTTGCACCAGTTGAACCTATTGGTCCTGTGTTACCTGTATTTCCTGTTATACCTTGAATACCCGTGGCACCAGTTGAGCCAATCGGTCCTGTATCACCGGTATTACCAGTTAAACCAGTTGCGCCAACAAGACCTGTTGCACCAGTATTACCGGTTACACCTTGAACACCAGTAGCGCCTGTTGCACCATCAGGTCCTTGAATGCCTGTGGCACCAGTTGCACCTTGAACACCGGTTGCACCTGTGTCACCTTGTGGTCCTGTTGATCCTGTATTACCTGTTGGGCCAGTAGCACCAGTAAGTCCGGTTGGGCCTGTTGCACCTGTGGTACCTTGAATACCAACTGCACCATCAAGGTTAATAATCCAAGAACTATATTGATTTGATGTTGCATTAGCTGTATTTGTTACAGTTAAAATTAATTGTCCATTCGACTGTTCATAAGTGTTAACTGTACCATGTATATAATCCGTTGGATCAACAAAAGAAACAACAATAATAGTTTGTTGAGGACTATAATCCAAATACAAATCATTAGTAACTAAAGTTAATGTATTGCCAATTGGATAATTAGTTAATGTTATCGTGGTGTTAGATGTTGTGTGATAGCGGTCACCATCAGCACCAGAAACACCAGTAGCACCAGTATTACCAGTTAGACCGGTAGCACCTATTGGTCCTGTAGAACCGGTTGCACCATCTGTTCCTGAAATACCTGTAGCACCAGTAGAACCTTGAGTGCCAGTTGCACCTGTAGCGCCAGTATTTCCTGTTGGCCCTATTACACCGGTCGCACCAGTTGAACCAATCGGTCCTGTATCACCGGTATTACCAGTCAAACCAGTAGCACCAGTTGAGCCAATCGGTCCTGTATCACCGGTATTACCAGTTAGACCGGTAGCACCAGTATTTCCTGTTGGTCCTGCTGGTCCTGTTGCACCATCAGATCCTTGTATACCTGTGGCACCAGTATTTCCTGTTGAACCTTGTGGTCCAGTTACACCAGTTGAACCTACTGGTCCCGTTGCACCGGGATCACCGGTGGGCCCTTGTGGTCCTGTAGAACCTATTGGACCAGTAGCACCAGTATTCCCTGTTGGTCCTGTAGAACCTGTTGGACCAGTAGCACCAGTATCTCCTGTTGGTCCTGTTGAACCTGTTGGACCAGTAGCACCAGTATCTCCTGTTGGTCCTGTTGAACCTACTGGACCTGTGGATCCTGTATTTCCTGTTGGTCCTGTTGAACCTGTATTTCCTGTTGGTCCTGTAGAACCTGTTGGACCAGTAGCACCAGTATCTCCTGTTGGTCCTGTTGAACCTGTATTCCCTGTTGGTCCTGTAGAACCTACTGGACCTGTTGCACCAGTTTGTCCTTGAATACCTGCAGCACCAGATAAATCAGTTACGTAAGAATAAATTGTTCCATTCCACAGATATAACCTAGAGTTTTCAGCATCTTCTACATTGCCTGTATCAATGATTGCAAATTGGCCGTTAGCAATTCCTGTTGGTGATGTGTCAGCTGTTAGACTTGCAACATTACTATATGTTTTTGCAATGATAAATCCTAAACCGGTTTCACCAGTGGCTCCAGTCAATCCTGTTGAACCTACTGGACCTGTGGATCCTGTATTTCCTGTTGGTCCTGTTGAACCTACTGGACCTGTGGATCCTGTATTTCCTGTTGGTCCTGTTGAACCTATTGGACCAGTAGCACCAGTATCTCCTGTTGGTCCTGTTGAACCTACTGGACCTGTGGATCCTGTATTTCCTGTTGGTCCTGTTGAACCTACTGGACCTGTGGATCCTGTATTGCCTGTTGGTCCTGTTGAACCTATTGGTCCAGTAGCACCAGTATCTCCTGTTGGTCCTGTTGAACCTATTGGACCAGTAGCACCAGTATTACCTGTTGGTCCTGTTGAACCTATTGGTCCAGTAGCACCAGTATTACCAGTTAGACCTGTTGAACCAGTTAAACCAATTTCACCAGTATTACCTGTTGGTCCTGTAGCACCAGTATTCCCTGTTGGTCCTGTAGAACCTATTGGACCTGTGGATCCTGTATTACCTGTTGGTCCTGTAGAACCTACTGGACCTGTTGCACCAGTTTGTCCTTGAATACCTGCAGCACCAGATAAATCAGTCACATATGTGTATATTAAACCATTCCATAAGTATAATTTTGAATTTTCAGCATCTTCTACATTGCCTGTATCAATGATTGCAAA